TTAGACGGCCGGATCCTCCTTCGGGCCCCGCGCCACGATGATCAGCGCGTCATCCGGCAGCGGCCGTTGCAGCCCTTTTGCCTCGCTCCACGGCCCGCGCATCCACACATCGCATTCCTCCGCGGTCGTTAGTATCACCGGCATCGCCTTCGGATGGATCGGCTTCACCAACGCGTTCGGCTCGGTCGTCAGGAAGGCAAACAGGTCGGCGGTCTCCTCGCCATACTTCACCTTGCGAACTGACGTCCATTGCGGAACGTGCATACCCGCGAAGAATGCGAGCGGCCTACTCTCATCGAACGCGAACCAGATGTCGCCGCCCTCGGCCTTGTTGAATTCGGAGAAGCTGGTGAACGGCACCAGGCAGCGATTGTTCTCTCCGAGCCAGCGGCGCCAGTGCGGTGATGACGTGTTGCGGATGTTCGTGACGCCGGGGTCTCGGCCTTTGATGAAGGCCGGCGGCGACGGCATGCCCCAGCGCGCCATGACCAACTCCGTGCCTTCGGTCGAATTGCGCACGATGGGCGCTGAATAGTCCGGAAAGACGCCAGGCAGCGGTGGCATGTTGCCGAGCCGGTCCCACATCGCCCGCGAGAGATCGAGAATGGCCTTTTGGCCTTTGGTCAGGCTGTAGAGATTGCACATCGTCGGATGAGCCTACCCGGCTTGTCATGGCTCTCAAAATCGACATTGCAGGCTGCAGAAAGCATAAAAAAAGCCCCGCCGGAAAGCCGGCGGGGCTTAGAGAGACGTGTTGGAATTAACGGCCCAGAATGCTGTCAAACTTGATGTTCAGACGGCCTCGGACCACATCGGTCGTGAGGTCGTTTTCCGCCGTCAGGAGCCCAACGGCGATGTCTTCGTCCCCGAACTCGTAGTGCAAATATTCGACGCCGAAGCTGATATTGTCGGTGATCGCATACTCAACGCCGCCGCCAGCCACCCAGCCGAAGTAATCGACGTCATCGGAATCGACGAAGTCCGCGCCAGCAAACGCCGCGCCACCCGTACCGAACACGAGGAAACGGTCGAAGGCGAAGCCGAGGCGGCCACGAACCGTTGCCAGATAATTCACATCAAAATCCGACCCGCCGTCGACGGCGTTCTGGTCGGAATACGAGCCATCGACTTCCAAGCCAAGAAGGAAGGATTCGCCGAGCATAAAGTTGTAGCCCAGCTGCCCGCCGATGACGAAGCCCTCGATGTCGTCCACGAGGGGGATATCGCCATCGGTTTCGCCCCACGCGTATCCGCCGTGCGCACCGATATAGGCGCCCGACCAGTCATATGCGCTCGCGCTGGCGATCGCGACGTCCGGCCCGACCGCCACAGGCATGTCGGCAGCGCGTGCCGCGCCGCAAAGAACAGTGGAAGCCGCAAGGGCGCCCAGCAGAAGGTTTTTCATGACCACTCCCCAAGAATGGGACCATAAATACCCGCAGATTCGACGATAAGATGTAGCCACGGCGCTACACACGCCAGAAAGATTTCCGCGGGGGCACTCTCGCTGGGCCCTCGCGTCTCGATAGCCCGCCGGGCGTCTACGCAACGAGATTGGCGGATTCCAATTCCTTCAGCGCCATCTCAAGCCAATGATGCCCCGCCATGAGCCACACGCCGTTTGGCTTTACGCTGGGCACGACGTCCACGAAGCGGCTGGTGATGCGGCTCTTTATGTCGGTCGACTGGGCATCCCGGATGAAGGCGCAGCAGCTGGTCCAAGTACGCTCAGGCGTCCGGTCCGGCCAACGCGCTGCAAAGTCGCTCATCTCGACGTAGACGCCGTCCACGCTCGCAAATTTTCGCTCCTCGATCATCGGATTCATGGCTGTTGACTCCTCAACCCAGATTGAGAACATATCGGGAACATTTGGAGGAGTCCATGGCAACGCATTTCATCGTTCAACCCTTCGAGCAGAGGGGCCGCAAGGTCGTTCAAGCCACACCGAAGCAGGAAAAGACCGAGGCTGGCGCGCTCGCCACGGCCCAGCGCATCGCCGACCGATTCCTTGGCGTCGTGGCCTATGCGGTGGAAGTCCAGGACGATGACATTGGAGAGCCGCGCATCCTCGCGAAGCATGGGAACATTCCAGGCGACGAGTGATGGGGCTTAACACGATCGGCGCTCTGTTGGACAACCGCGTAATGATGAGGGCTTATTGCGAACAACCTCCAACGGGTTGCGGTCACTACGCGGAAATCGATCTAGAGGCGCTCGCCAAGATGCTTGGCCGTGATCATGGATCGATGCACGACGATCTGGTTCCAAAGATGCGCTGTTCGAAATGTGGATCAAGACGGGTGTCGATCAACATTTCCCCGGAAGTCCCTGATTACCTCAGACAGCCCTGAGCGATGCGCCTCTCGGAATATCCCTATGTCAGCGTGCGGCTGGCCTGTTCGCTGTGCCCGCGCAAGGGTCAGTACAGGCTTGCTCGACTCGCCGCGAAGTTCGGACCCGAGGCCGATCTGCAGGAAGTCGTCTGGCGGCTGTCAGCCGATTGTCCTTACCAGCGCGATCGCTGGGACCGGCCGCCGCGGAAATACGAAGCGCGATGCAATGCCCGCGTTCAAGACATCGACGAGACCCGTGAAAAGCCCGCCGACATGGCGCCCGCCGACCGCCGAGCTCGGCTGAAGCCTATCGACGGCGGGAAGATTTAACGATCCGAGGGTTCGCTATCGTTAATGCCGCGTAAACTAACCATCTGATTCTGCTAATGAAGTAACGGTTTTGAGATTCGACTTTCGACTAGAGCGATGTGAAAGTCTCAGGCTGGCCTACGGGTCTGAGAGATTGCTCGCCGCCCACATGAGAGGCTTGCAAATGAAGCTCGAACTTCAGTGGCTTTTAATGTCGATTGCTGGTGTAGCGGCTGCGATGACGCTGCTCGCGTTCGTTTAGAACGCCAGCGAGCGCGGGCGGCGTTTCCATGCCTTTCAGTTCCGTTTAGTGAGGAGCTCTATGGTCGCCACATGACGTGAACCCTCTCGTACATCGAGCTTCAAGTCCGACGTGCCCCAAAGATTCCCGTCAATATCGCTCAACACCTGCCCGAAATAGATAACGGCCTCAGACCACGCTGCTCGGTCGTCAGCGAGTTCTATCGGATCCGGTTGGTCCCCAACGGGACCGGTGAATTGATACATGGGCATGGCGACACCGCGCTAAAGTTGACGACCGTACAAACAGCCCCGCCGATTCCGGCAGGGCTGTTTGTCTGGATTAATTGGTGCCCGAACCGCTGCCAGAGCCACCGGACCCGCTACCGCCAGTGCCAGCACCACCCGATCCGGCTCCGCCGGCACCGCCCGTGCCGGCGCCACCGCTGCCCTGGTCACCCGTGCCTGTGGTGGAGTTATCAGTGGAACTTGAGCTGCCGCTGCCAGTGTCCTTCGGACATTCCTGCCCGGCCTTACAATCCTTCTCGGCATTTGTCGGGGCGGTTTGTGCCGAAGCGCCTCCAATGGCGAAAAGCGCGGCTGCCGCCGTAGCAAGGAAAAGTCGGTTCATGTTTCGCTCCCTGTTTCGATAGGAACCCAATCAACCGCGGGTGCGAACGTTCCCGAGTGTCATAACAAAAAAGTCTGACCTTTCCCTCCGGGTAAATAAAAAAAGCCCCGCCGAGCGGCGGGGCAAGATGGTCTCGAATGAGGCCACGATAGCGGCCTCCGCAGCGAGCGCAACTTTCAGTATAATGAAACGTTGGCGAAATTCGTGGCCGATCAACTAGAGTGGCGTCCGGCTCGCGCTGCAACAGCGGCCGCCGTCCCCTGCCCCTCGATGACTCTGTCCAGACGTTGCGACATGCCATCGAGCCGGTTCTCTACCCGGCTCCCGACGTCTCGCACCGCTTCCATAAGCCGATCCGTCGCCTCCGAGACGCCCGTCTTTGTCGCATACGTCGCGGCAACGCGCTCACGGAATTCCGAAAGCTGTTCGTGAACGAGCTTGGCCTGGGCCGACGCCGCTTGGGCCGCGACAAGGGCCTCGGCTTTTGAGGCATCGATCCGGGCGATCACGCGCCAGATCACACCGCCGACGGCGCCGAACGCCGCCAAGATCAGTCCGCCGAGAGAAATCGTTACGGGATCGATCATCGAGATGCCCCGGATTGCCGCGTCTTTGTCTCGATTTGCATCATGGTCCTCAACTTATCGCATTCGGTTACGGCGGTCTTTGGCTGGCCCCGAACGAGACTAGCGGCCGCATTCTTCTGGGCGAGTGCGGCCGCCACCGCTCGATAGTTTGCGTCCGCAATTTCGATGCGGCAGTTCGCGCGATCGAACGCGGCGCGGTATCGGTTCGCGATAGTCGACAGATCGTCGGTACGCCGCACGTCGGGCTGCGGCTCCCGACCGGGAACGACCGTTTCGGCTGCGGGCAGACTGCGCGTCTGGGCGGCGAAGGTCGCTTTATTTGAGGCGCAGCCGACGAGCATCATCGTCAGTAGGAGGGCAACGCTTACGGTTGCCAGCCTTGATGTCAGCTTCGAGCTTCGCGATCTGCGCGGCGTCTTCGGCATTGTCTTGATCCCTGAGCTTGATGAGATGGGAGTTGTCCTCGCGCATCTTCGCGAGCAGCTTTTCGGTGGCGGCACGATCGATCTCGCGAGCGGCCTCGACGCCCGCGCGCTTCTCCGCGTCGCAGACCAGGCCGGCGCGCTCTTCGCCGCGATTGCTGCCCCACCAGATGCCGACGACGAGCGCAACGGCCGCCGCGCCAATCGGCGTCCGAATGAAGGCGATGAATGCCGAGAACAGCCCGCCGATGATCGGCGCAATGAATGCGCCGCAAGGGACGAACCGGATGAACAGTCCAAGAAGCGTCGCACCCATGTCAGGACATCAGCTTTCCCTCGCGGACGAGCGCGAGATCCCTGTTCTTGATGTGCTGAATGAAGAACCAGAGGCCGACGCCGGCGGCGATCAGCACAAACGGCCAATTGTCGGCCAGCGTGATGCCAATCGATTCCATGACGCTGCGAACGCGCAGCCAGCCCCCGGAAACCTCTTCCGCCCTGTCGAGAAGGCCCGTCTGTTCACCGGCGAAGCCTCCGATGCCCAGCCAGGTCAGAACGCGGGTCCACAAGCCGCCCTGCTTCACCACGGCCTGCTTCTCCGGCGGCAGGTCCGAAACGGTCGCATTCGCGCGCGTCTCCGCGATCGGCCGATGATCGTCGGCCTCCAGTTTTGCAATGACGTCGTCGGTAACGATATCGCACGGCGCGACCGGATCGCGCGGGTTGCGGCGGTTCCAGCTCGCCTTCCATGCCGCGAGCGTGTCCTTCGAGCGCGAGCCCCAGCCCGAGCCGACGACGCCTACTTCGTGATAGCCGCGGTCCTTCAGAAGCTGCTGGACCTTGCGCGCCATCGCGGGTGATGGATAGAAACTCACCTCGATATCGTCTTCCTCGAAACCGGGATCTTCGCCTTCGACCTCGGCGAGCGGCGGCGCGACGAGGCCTTCCGGCCGCGCCACGGGCAGCGGCACCGGCGTGAGCGCCGGTTTCGGTGCGGGCGCACCGCCGAGCCGCAGAACCTCATCAAGGACGCGCTCGACCTCGGCGGCCGATACCAGAGCCTTGTTCAGCTTGTCGCCGGAATAATAGGTCTCGCCGCGCTTCACCTTGCGATGGGCGCCCTGCGCCGCGGCGAGGACCGGGAAAGACGCCCATTCCTGCGCAAGACGCTTGCCGAACTCGGTTCGGGTGATCCGCCCGGCCATGAAGGCCGCATAGCCGCGGCGGCGGAGCAGCTGATAGCCAAGCCGATCCTGCAGGTCCGGCGACAGAATGTCGGACGCCGCGGCGGCTCCCTCTTTCACCAGATCCTGCAGCGTCGCCCGCATGAACTGATAGCGGCCGCACGCCGACGATCCGAACCGCTTCGTGAAGGTCGGCTTCGCGCCGATGATCTGACCGATGGTCATCGAGGTCAGCGGCTTCGCCAGCTTGTGCTGGTTGTTGCCGTAGACAGTTCCGTAGCCCTTCGGCGCCTCCTTCGATCCAATGAAGTCGAGCAGGCGCGCGGCGCCGGCCGGAATGGTCGGGTCCATCATAATTCTCTCCGTTGGGACAAGATTTTCAGGCGCGGACGCATGCGTATCGCCATGCGATCAAGCCTCGCCATCATCAAGAATGGCGATATCTTCTGGTTGACGGCCAAATCGGCCAAGGGCTACGTACGCCAATGCTCGATTGGTTCAGACCTAACCGCATCCGCGTAAGGCGCTATGGGAAGACGTCCTCGGCCCGCGTCTATGCGAACCTGCGACTCGCCGAATACTGCAGCGCACTTGGTGCCAAGAGAGTTCTAAACGTCGGCGCCAAGCCCGAAGCGGGGGATAAGCAGGGACGGACCTACGAGGACTACTTCCCAGGCGCGGATTTCCGCACGATCGACCTCGCTCCTTTTGATCATCCGCGTCACCGCGAGGTCGATGTCATGAGCCCGCCGGAAGATCTCGGCGAGTACGACCTCGTCCTTTGCATGTCGATGCTTGAGCATGTCGACCGGCCGTGGCTCGCTGCGCCACACATCACGAGGATGGTTCGCCCCGGAGGTCATCTGTTCGTTTCGATGCCGTGGTTCTATCCAGTCCACGAAGGACCGGGATTTGGCGATCACTGGCGTGCAACGCCTTCTGCGATGACATTCTTGTTCGATCAGATGGAAGCCATTCGCCACGACTACTATCCGAGCGTGATCAAGGTGGTGCACGATCGAAAGCGATATTGGAACGATCCGAACAGCACCGCCTCAGGATTCGCAATGTTGTTGCGTCGACCGATATCCTGATCGCCTCGTAGCCCGATCCCTCCGCCCGGGTGTTCTTGACGGGCATTGACCGCCTAGATTAGCGTCTATCACCCGCGGGGACGCTCAAACGCCGATGATAGCCTCACAATGCAGACTGTCATTTACAGCGCCGCTCGTGGCTTACTTCCGATCCCGCAAGGAGCAGAGCAAAGCGCCCTCCGTTGAGGTGCGCATTGATGGGGCAAGGCGAGCGCTCAGTCCAGCCGATATACCCCTGATCGTCGCAAGCCATAACGAGGGCCACCTCGTGCAAGCTTTCTTGTGTCACTACAGGAAGCTTGGTGTGACCCGCTTCTTGTGGCTCGATGATCGCTCCTCAGACGATACGGTTTCCCAGCTTCGCAAAGAGCAGGATGTCGATATCCTGACATCCAACGTTCGATATGGCGAAGCTTCGCGTGGGCGCATTTGGCGTCAAATGATCGTCGATCTGTATGGCCGGGACCGCTGGTATCTCTCGGTCGATGCAGATGAATTTCTCGTCTATCGCAGCCACGAGAGCGTCCCACTCTCTGATGTGATCGAGAGGTTGCAGGCGCGAGGAATTCGACACTTCTGCGCGCCGATGCTCGATCTGTACCCGAGCACCCCGCTTTCTGAATCCCGCCTAAATCGCGACTCCGAGCCTTGGAAGGTCGCTGACTCCTTCGATGCCGAAGGGTACACCGTTCAAACCTGTTCTAGAGGCTGGAAGATCGAGGGCGGGCCTCGTTCGCGTACCTTCGGCCGCGCGCTTCTGCTTACCAAGTATCCGCTCGTGTTCTGGACGCGAGGAACGAACCTCAGATCTTCCACCCACTACCCGGCCCCCTATCATCGCAATTTCAATCCGCCGATGGGCGCGCTTTTACACTTCAAGATGTTCAGCGACGCGCCGGAGCGATATCGCGCCACCGTTGAGAATGGTCAGCACATTGAGGCCGGGGCCTACTATCGGGACGCGCTCCGAGTAATTGACAAAAATCCGGAGCACCCTTTTCAGTATGCACACACGACGCGTTATGAAGACGCCGAGCACCTTTTCAGGATCGGCGCCTTCGTAGATTGGGGCTAAGGACGCGCGTAAACGGCAATCGCCAAGATCTGCGCCCGCTTGTTGTTCAGCAACGCAACTCGCGCTCGAAGATTCTGTCCGGACGCCTGTCCCGTCACATCGATCCCGACCGCCCGCCAGATGTAGATCCCGCCTCCGGACGACAGGACACCCACGCGCTCTTCGACGCCCTCGACGTAGCCTGTGTTTCCAATACGTGACGCGTATATCTTGATATCCGTGTCAGGCGTCAGAGTGTCCAGCTCGCGCACCATGAGGAACACATCTACGGTGGAGGGCACTGCATCGGCGGTCCTCGTAATTGTCCGGAGATCGAGATTGTCAGTTGTTCCGAGAACGCGAAAAACCACTTCTGCAATACAGACGTTCGCGTTGTTCGGCTGATCGAGATAAATCCAGATGTGATCCCAGAGCGTGTTCTGATCGGTCGACACGATCGTCCGCCCAGCGCTTTCGTTGACCGTGTCGGTGAAAGTAAGCGAGCCAAGTATCGATCCATCCGTCCCGCTCGCTGGGGCAGCGCCCTGCTTGCCGTACAGATAGAGCGTGACCGACGGGTTTCCGGACATAACGAAACCGCTGTTGTTCGACCCATAAACAGTTGCTTCCAAGACCGGCCACGCCTGGCTTGTCGTCTTGCCCACATACCCGTTGGAAATGCCCGCCCCTTGGTTGTTTCGACCGGAGCCCCCGCTGTCCGCTTGCGAGGTTGCCCCATCGAAAGCGGCGGCGAGTCCGCCAAACTGGACCATGTTGCCGATGTTCGTTCCGGGCGGATAGTTGTAGACGGGTCTTGTGCCGCGCACCTCGCCCGCAATCGACAGATCCTCATTCACCGAGTTGGCAGCATCGACATATGTGCTGACGTTGAAGCTATCCGCCCATCCGTTGACGAAGGGATATGGCGCTGCCATTGCGTTCGCCAATGCCATGTCCCGCTCCGCGAGCTGAGCCTTGGTAACGTCACCCCCGCCGCCGCCTGAGCCGACCTCAGCCGCGACCCCGAGATCGTCCTTGATCCAGAGCTTGTTGCCGTTGGCGAACAGACGGAGCTTTCCAGATGCGGGCGTTCCGGGCTCCGTCTCCTCGGTCATGTCGAAGTAATTCAAAAAGCTGGCCGAGGTAAAAAGCCAGGCCTTCAGATTGGCAAGTGTAAGCTTCTTCCAGACGCCTGACGCCGCGCTGTCACCAATCCCGAGGGTGTCCGCATCGACCGGAGTCGTCTTTGCCGTGGCGGCCGCGAGAGCCGCACCGAGCGTGGTGCCGTTCAAGAGATCGGTGTAATCGGCCTTGAACCAGTTGGCGGCAAACACCGACGTCGAGGGGCCGTCCGTGATAGCTATAATTCGATCATTCGCCGCAAACTCCACGCCGCCCACCGTGCCGCCCGTCGAAACGATCCAGCTGTCCCCGGCGATGACGGCGCCAGCCGTCCCCCCTCCGCCGGTCGCCGGAAAGGCGCCGCTGGCCGCGCTCCACGTGCCACGCAGAACCACGGCCGCATCGAGCGAGTTTACACGCGCCTCGATGGTGTCGAGGTTCACAGCCTGCGTGACGGTGATGTGCTGCAGCTTTTCGCCCGCCTCATCCAGCGCAGCCTTTGCGTTGTCTGCCGCACCGCTAAAGCCCGGACCGGGTTCATAAGAGATGTCCTGCGCGGCACCGGGGCCGGCCGGATTGAAGAACATCGTCAGGGCGTCGTTCGCGGCCATTTCGCCGCCGTGCGAAACGAGGCTGACCGGCACCTTGCGATAACCCGCGCCGACGACGACGGAGCCGACGACCGAGAACTCCGCCCAGACGACCGCGTTGCCGTCCACCTGGAGCCGCAGATATCCCTTGGTGTTCGCCCCGCCGAAATCATCGAAGCTGTCGAGAAGCGCCGTAATGTCCTGCCCGAACGCGTTGTCGTCGTCGATGTAGAGCCAGGTGACGCTCTCAGGATCGGCGTGATTGAAACGGATCTTACCGTCGCCGGGATCGGCGTCGGCGGTCTCAGATGCGAAGGTCAGCAGGTTGCCGCCCGCGTTCCCCGATGCAGCATCCGTTTCTGCCGCCGTTCCGATAGCGCTATAGGTCCAGATCTTCTCCCAAGGCACGCCGCCGATGACGGCGGACGCCTTGATCTGATACGGGCCGCCGAGCGCGAAGAAGTCGGCGTTTCCGCCGGCGTCAACCGTGAACGGATTTGGCTTCGGAGAAAGACCCTCACGGTCAGCCTTGATCGGGGCGAGGATCGCCATTTCGCCGTGGCGGCGAACCTCGACCGTCGCATCCGACACGACATTGCCGAAGCCGTCCGTGATCGTCCGCTGCCAATGAGCAAGCGCCATGTCATTACCCCGATTGATACGATCAGTTGATTTGCGGGCCGCGAATGTCGCCGGTCGCGCCGATGAAGGTCACATTGCTGATGCCATCGATGGCGGCGCCGGCACTGCCGCCGGGAGAGCCGCGGCCTTGACGTCCGCCACCGCTCACGCCCGGCTGTCCGGCTGTGCCGCCCGAGCCCGCTCCTACGCCAGGCGCGCCAGCCGCCTCAGTCGTTCCGGGCTGGCCCGGATATGATGCAGGGCCGCCGAGACCCGGTGTGAGACCTTGACCACCGCCGCCGCCCGCGAATGGGCCGCCGGTCGGATACCGAAAGCCGCCGCCGCCGCCGCCGCCAAAAATCTCGCCGCTTGGACCGGACCCGCCCGTCGGCACAGGAAAATCAATGTTGATAGGCACCGTCGTCTTGAGGGCGGTCCCGCCGTGAATGTTCGGCTGCGTCGATCCGCTCGTATTGGCGTCGCCGCCCTTACCCTGAAGGCGGCCGAGAAGGAACAGGTTGATGATGACGCCAGCGGGCCATGACCCGATGTCGAGCGCCGGAGTTCCGGACACGAGCGAGCCAACGCGAGCTCCCGCCTCGACATAGCAATTGACGATGGTGCCGGATGTCGGCGGGGGATAGAGAAGATTGTAGGCCGCCCGCAGTTTCACGTTGAACCGGGCACTGTCGATGATCAGGTTGCGCGCCGACGGATCGAAATCGCCGAACGTGCGGAACAGCATCTCCTGCAGGTCAAGCGCATAATCGCCGGGGTTCGGCTGAAGGCGGACCAGCTGCGCGGGCACCTGAACCGGCGCGCCTGTCGCGTCCTCGAAGGGCAACCCCTCGACGCGATAGCCTTCCCCCAGAATCGGGACGATGCCGCCGGTCCGGGAGAGCTTGCAGGTCAGCCTGCGCGGCGGGTCGCGGAAACGGCCGAGACGGATATTCCCGGTCCTAAGCGCGGACTGCCGCCCAAGGTCGGCGATCCAAGGTGCATACAGCTTGTAGACGGCCGGCGAGAAGTAATCCTCGGCCGCCTCGCCATCCAGAACCGCGACGACCGATCGATAATTGTCTGCGTCGTCGACCTTCTTCAGCGGATTGTTCTGCGAGTAATAGACCCAGACGTCGGAGACGCGGAGGTCCGGCTGCTCCCTGTTCCCGAGGCTCTTGCGCGTGATGAGATCCGGCGACAGGACCGCGACGTCCGTCGCGATCGGGCGAATGACGCGCAGGCGGATGGCGGGCGCGAGATCGTCCCAATAGACGTATAGGCCGCCGACTTTAACGAGCTCGGCAGCCAGCTTGTCGACGGGCGTCGGTTCGGGAATGCATCGGCTGTAAAGCTGCGCCAGATGGCTCGCCGTCTCCGCGCGCCAGCTGTCGATCGGGATGTATTTCGAGGGCACGCCGGCGTAGTTGGTCAGCAGGTCGGCGAAAATGTCGGCCATGTCCGCGCCGGTGTAGATCAGGCAAAGCTGGACACGGTCCTGCGCCTTGTGCGCTTCGGCGGGCGTGTTGTACTGCGCACGCGTCACGGACATCGTGTCTCCGGAGCGCGTGAACGCCATAATCTCCTTGCCGCCGACCGCGACATAACCATTCGCCGGGTAGGTCGCACCGATACCCACAGGCGAAAGAACGAAGCTTCCGGCCGCCTCATTGATGTCCGCGGTGAGGAATCCGAGGGAGAGCCGCGGCGCCTGGCTGCGATCGCCGTCGGCAAACTTCAGCGCATCCTTCGCGATGATCTGGAATTCACCCTGAAGGTTCGGCCCTTCCATATGATCGATGATGAAGGTCCGCTTCTCCATGTCCTCGAGCGCCTGGCCTTCGACGCCGCGATACCATCGCAGCTCACGCCCGCGCAGAGAGATCTGACGCGCACGAAACTTCCCCCAGAACGTGCCGCGATTGAACGGGTCGTATGGGCGCTCGGCGAGATACTTATCGAAGCCCGGGCCGGTGTCGGTCCAAAGCTGGTTTCGGAACGATACGGCCAACGAGGCGCGTTGCCCCATCGTCTCGCCCAGCGAAATGACCTGCGGCGTAAAGCTGATGTCGGTGACGAGCGCAAACGCCTCGATGCCGGCCCGGATGTATTGCTCGCCCTGTGGGCAGAACCGCATCGAGACCGGCGCGTCGGTATAATGTGCGCGGTCCTGACAGGTCTTCGGCGTGTTGAAGCACTTGATCGATCCTGTCGGGCTCGGGCCGGAGAGCGTGGCCGTGCACGGCGCAACGCCATAGCTGAGCGCGCAATACGGCATATCGAATTCGATGAATTCGACGGAAACGATCGTCGTCATATCGCGATGGCCTCAACGTCGATGGTGACGCTGAAATCCTCCATCACCTCGTTCATCACGGGGATCGGATCGCGCGTAGCCCAGCAATAACCGATCTCCGATGGGCGGCTTTGCGGGGCCCATGCCCAGAAGAAAGGCTTCCGTTTGCTGGCATACGCGATGAACGGCGCCATCTCCGCGCGGAACCAGTCCGCATCCAGCAAGTCGAAAGTGATCGACGTGCGCAGGGTCTCGGAAATGATCGTGCTTCCGAGGAAGTCTCCACCCTGCGACATGTCCGATTGCGCTTCGGTCTGGCGGCCCATCGTGATGGGCGTATGGCCGGGCGGAACGCCGCGCGGGACTTCGAGAAGCCTTCCGACGAACAAGACCGCAATCTGCGGCGGCACGTCATCGAGCGGGTTTAGATCGATGACGATGCTGTCCATGTACGTCGGGACGAAGCGGATCATCAAAGGCTGATCCGACGCCGGCAGAACTGCGGAATGGAGTACGATGAATTCTTCTTCGTCCTCTGGATCCGGATATTTGACGGTGACTTCGACGCCTGCCGATCCGAGATTGTGCCGGGCCAGCGCAACGAAATCGGCTTCGCTCTCCGTGCCGAGACTGAACGTCAAGGACTGAGGATCCGCACTCGCGGCGACCCATTTCGAGTTCGTCAGCGTGTTCAACATATTTGTCGCCGGATATCCGGCCGCGTCTCCCTCCGCGCTCACGGTCGCGGCTGTGTTCAGCCAGCCGAAGACCGGAGCGTTCAGGCCAAGCGTCGTCCGCTGTCCCCTCGCGAGGACAAGGTCTTGCGAGATAACGATCATGGACGGGTTGCCCTGCTGTCTTTACGCGGCGACGCGGGTGACGGTAATGATCGGCGTGCCGCCGTCTTTGATGTGATCGTTGATCTTGTTAATCGTTTCCTCGATCGACGACACGCTGACCCTCTCTCCGTAGATGTTGAGGTTGAAGGCCTGCGCCGGCGGAGCCGCGGCGGGTTGCTGCGAGGCTGCGGCCGCACCGCTGCCGCCCCCTCCTCCGCCGCCACCGCTGACGCTTTTCGAGTTCTTGTTCGTAGACATGATCGCGGAGACTTGCTTCATACCGAGCGCGAGATGTAGCCCGGCCATGACGGCAGCAAACGGCATCGGATACTTCGCGATCGATTTCGCCACGCCTTCGTAGGTCGAGACGATGGCGTTCGCGATGGCGATGGCTTTATTGTCTTCGAAAAGCTGGCCCATGATGCCGAGGGCATCCTTGGCGTAGCTCGCCATCGCGACATGCGCATCGGCCAGAGCCGCGCGCTTCGCCTGGGCGTAGGTCTCCCACGAGATCGCACCGGCGGCGAGCATTTCATCGAGGCGCGCGATCTCGTCGCGCATGATCTCGAACGGCTCGCGATATTCGAGTTCGAGCCGGAAGCCTTCCGCCTTCAGCGCGGCGTCTCCGTAACGCTCGCCGAGTCGCGAAAGCGCCTCTTCTTGTTCCGGAGACAGCTCGATGCCGAGGCGTGTCGCCTCCGCGATCATGTCCTGCGTGAAGCGATAGGCCTCCGCGGCTCCGGTCGTCATTTCCAGCGCTGCGGCTTCCGCCTCAAGCTGGGAAATGCGCTCCTCGCCGCCTGCCTCGATATCGGAGAAGCCGCGGCGTTTGCGGCCCTCGCGCTTCGGCTGCATCTTGCTGCGCAAGTCTTCCAAGGCGGCTTCGCGATCGATGGGATCGAACGCGGCTGCGACACGGTCGTTCGCGATCGGACTGAAGTTGCCGATCTGCCCCATGCCTTTTTCGATGGCCGGCAGAAGTTCGAGAAGCTCGCGCGCGGCCTTGATGAGGATGTCCATCTCCGAGGAAACCGGCACTTTCGCCAGGTCCTCGAAGCGCGCCTTCAGCTTCGGCATCTCATCGGCGGTCGCTGTGCGGAAGGTGTCGATCAGGCCGCCCATTGCGGCCGCCGGGCCGAATTTCGAGCTGTCCCAGAAATTGTCATTCGCGACTTCGCGCATCCGCTCGGCGAGCTGCCCGAGATCGGCGATGTCCTTGTCCGCGTCGGGCCAGATCCTGTCCCAGAAGCCGCCCTTGCCACGGATGGCGTCGATGCGGTCTTCCATCTGCCGAAGCTTCTCGCGCGCCTCGTCGGCGGGCAGATTGCGCAGCTTGTCCGCGAGCTCGTCGACGCCGTCACCTGCGCCGCGGCTCTTCACCCCGAGGGCCTCGAGATCTTCGGCCAGGCGCTCGGCTGCCTCTTCGGCGTCCTCGGAATCGCCGGACATGCGGCTGTACGCCATTGAGGCGATGCCTGCGAGCGCCGCGAACCCGATGACCGCGAGATTAATCGGGTTGAGAAGGAAGCCGGCGATAGCAGAGCCGACGCCCTTGATGGCGCCGATGACGCCGGTTCCGGGCGCGAAGACCTGGCTGATCTGCATGCCCTGCTGCATGAGCATGATGAACGGGTTCTGTCCCGACGCGAGCATCACGGCGATGTCGTTGATCTGGTACGACAGGTTTGCCATCTGCCCGGTGTTGAGCTGCGTCGCGGCTGCGGCACGGCCAGCCGTGGCAGTCCACTGCGTATCGAAGTCAGACACCTGCGCGCTCATCTGCTTCCAGATGCCGGAATACTGTTGAAGCATTTTCTGGCTGGTCGCGAACTCGTGGACGCCATTCGTCAGCCGCGCGAGGTCGGCCGCCATCTCTTCGAGCGCGGCGTCGGCGGGCTGGATCGATGCGGCAACCTTTCGGGCCGACGCTTCGACCGCGCCGCCCATTCCGGTCACAGCAGCCTCGACGCGCTTAGACGCAGCCGCCATACGATCCATTTCGGCGGAAGCCTGGACGATGTCGCGGCTGTCCGCCGTCAATCCGATGTGAGCGAGGTCGGTCATTTAGTTTTCCCGTTGTCGCGGCGAGACCTGATCAGAGCATCGTCGAGATCCTCAATCAGTTCGATTTCCCAAGGCGCAAGCCGCAGTCTCGAATGTCGAAGAAACGCGTCGATGTCGGGCCATGAAATCGGTTCGATGCCGGCGAAACCGCCCGCCTTGCGGCGACGCAGCCGCCAGAATGCGGTCCAGAGATGGTTTGTTGCCTCCGGGCGCGGCGGAACAGCCAGCTCGGCTTCCAGCTCCGCGATCTTCTCCGGCTTCTTGGCCCGCGCCAGAAGACCGGAGAGGACATCGCGTTCGGTGTTTCCGTCCTTGTCGGTACGGTCAAGCGCGAAGGAGCGCTCGGCGTGAGCGATCAGATCTTCGCCGAGCGCGTCATAAAACTTTTGTCGTCGGCGAGGAATTCAAGCGCGCCGGCCATCAGGAACGACTTCTTGCGGTCGAGCAGAATGCTCAAAGCGTTTTCGGGCGTGTACGGGAACGGCTTGCCGCCGAGATTGATCTCCGTCCAGCCGAGCAGCCGCGATGTGATAAGCGAGGCGTTCTCCTTGCGGATCTGCTCCGGATCCTCATCGTCCGGCTTCCATTTCTTGCCGTTCACCTGCGCCTGTTCCTGTGCTTTGCGCACAGCGAGGTTCTTCTTGGCCAGGCGGTTGCCCAGATCAATCGTGGCCTGATGCCCGGGCCCGGCAAAAATCCACACCCAGCCGATTTCCTTGCCGTCGTGCGTGACGTTCCATTCGGCCGTGTCGGCCGTGTCGAGATCGGCGAGGTCGAAGACGGGCGCGGCGGCCGTTGCAGTGTTCGATCCCATTATTTCACCTTCTTGGTTTCGGAAACGGCGATGCGCTCGATCCGGCTTTCGTCCTGAAACCCGGCGACGGCATATCCGTCTGCGCGAGCGGCTCGGATCGCGTCTGCCAGCTTCGTCGCGGCGTCATGGACCGCTTTTGCATGGTCGACGGCGGGCTTCGCCTTCGGTGCTTCGATTTTGGTGTCCATCGCTCTGCTCCTTACGCTGCGGATGTCTGGACCGACGCCATCGCGGGTGCATAAGCACCACCGCGCGGATCGACGCCGATCATCAGTTCAAGGGACTGGGTTCGCGGACCATCCTGCCCGATCTCGGATTTCGAGGCCGACGCGATCGAAATGTAACCGAGGTTGATCGCGACGAAGTCGGCCGGTTCCGCCTCGTTCTCGGCGAACAGAAGATGAAGGCTCAGATCCTCCTCGTTGAGGAAGGCTTCGGTGCGCGAGAAATCGCTGCGCAACCCCGTGATCGATCCCGAGATCGTCATCGTATTGACGAACACATCAGGCGTGAGATCGGACCCGATCACAGGCGCGCCGGCGGCGCGACGGTCGAATGTCAGGGTGCAGCCCGAAAGATCGATGACCTCTTCCGTGCCGAACAAAACCCGCATCTCAACCGCTGTCAGAGGCTGCGATTCCGTGTAGGTGACGTCGGTGAAGTACGGGCTGTCGACGCCTTCGGCTGTTTCCATGTTGCGGCCGACGATGCCCCAGGTGAGCATGGCCATGCCGTTGGGCTGGATCGCGAGTTCAAGACTGCCGACGCGGCACCAATCGAAGATCTCCGATCCGTCGATATCTTCCTCGACTTCCTCGAAGGTGAAGGCCTTCGAGACCGATCCCGGCAGGAGCGTTTTCGGGCGGGTGACCGTGAAGGCGGTATCTGCGACGGCGTTCACTTCGAGCGTTTCCGCAACCGTGATCGTCGAAGCGGTCAGGCCGGTGATGCGAAGATTTCGCCCGTTGTTCGCCGCGGTCGAATGACCCGCCAGTCGGATTACATTGCCGACACGAAGCCCGGCCGTGATCCACGATCCGGCCGCCGCAATGATCGTATGTGCGCCAGTCGTGATGCTGGTCAGTGCCGGCGAGCCCGATGCCTCCGTGAGGACAAGCGGAGCGTCGAAGGTGCCCTTGAACAGTGCTGCGAACAGGGCATCGAACGTGCCAAGCGACATCTCGCCGACCAGTGATCCGGTCACACTGCGGCTGCCGTGGCGCGCGCGTGTGGTCTGGCCGTCGCGACGGACCTCCGCCGACTGGATCGGCGCCTTGGTGAGATTGAGACCACCCGAATTGAGACGAAAGCCGGTCGCGCCGCTCGCGCCGGGCTTTTCGCCCATGTCTGGCTGTTCCTTGAACGCAATGCTGACCTGGCGTCCGCTCTGATATGCCATGATGGCTTCTCCTGATGAAAAGCCCGCTTGATGGCGGGCGAACAAACCGGCTGGGCCGGGCCGTCAATCGGTGACGTGACAGAACCAACGGGCGCTCACCGGCACCCGCCAGCGGCCGTCGTGTTTTCCTTCGCTGTCGGTGCCGCGATAGCCGCTGCCGACGAAGCATCGATCGATGCGGACGGTGATGCCGCCGTGCGCGATCCAAGTCCCGCGCTTGAAGTGCTCCCGCACCTTCCCGGCGATTTCCTTGGCCGCGATGTCACCAACAGGTTCGACCGTGCCTGCAGTCGGAACAGCAACCTCGACCACCAGCGAGCCGCGATACCGGGTTTCCCGGCTCGTCACTTCCTGCGGCGTGTTGCGGAATTCTTGAACTTCAAGATACGCCTGCGGCTTCGGATCATCCGAACCAGCCGGGAACGGAACGCCGGGATAGGCCACATCCAGAGGCGGCGAGAGCGTTAGCCCCGCCAACCTCAGCATCAGCGCGTCGCTGATCTTGGCGTCCACGTCATCGGCCATGCCTTGGCTCCGGATGGGAATTTGATCTATGGTGCGGGCGTGACAGACGACGCGCCCCTTTCAGACACCGAAATCGACGACCGGATGCGGGCGGCGGAACGGGCTCTTGGCTCGGCGCCCGGGGAAACCGTGCCCGGCAACACGGCTCTTTCAGCCGCGCGCGACGCTCTCAAGCTGCTGCGGCTCGGGCTGATGACAGCCAGCGAGAACGCTGAGCGTAAGAAAGACCCAGCTAAGCCGACCTTCCCTTAACTTCTGCAATGGCTCGATCGATGTTCGCCTGCCAATTGGCAGCCGCGAACTCGACGAAGCCGTACCGGGCCTCGACATAGACCGAATATTCGGCTGTGAACCCGATGTAGATCACATCGCCGATATCGGCTGCGGCGATGACCAGGCCGACTTCGCCGCCCGCCTGATATGCGTCCCGAGCTTTCGGATTCGGAGGACGATGGCCCTGCAACATGACCGGCGGGCTTGTCTCCGACGCCTGCACCGACGCACGGAGAAAACCCGTTCGGACCGGCATCCGTCCGCCCCGCCCTCCTCCCGGATCGGCGACCGACGGCCCTTCAAGGGTCAGATCGTCAACCGTGTATTGCACGCCGTACTGGAACACGGCGCGCAGATCGCGCTTCGTCTTGGTCGTGAAGCGCTCGACGGCCGCCGAGAACGAAAGGTTCGTCGCCATCGTCTATCGGTTTGGGAGATAGTCGATGCGATAATCGCATGTGCATCGACAGTTGACGGTCTCTTCGGTCGGCCCTGCGGGATCGCAGGGATACATCAGCGTGTTGCCGCGAAACGTGACGAACGGCTCGTAAATACCGACCGATGTCCCGTGAAGGTCGATGTGCGTGTCGCGCACGCGACCACCGCCGGAATTGCGCCACGTGCGGCGAACGTCTTCGGCGCGGATCTTCCCGGCGTCAATCGCCTGAAGATATGCCTCGTGCCGCCCCTGATGGATCGATGCCAGACTTTCCGTCCGCGCGATGGTTTCGGCCCTGAGCTGCAAAAGCTTGTCCGAATATCGGCCAGTGATCTTTGCGACGGTCTCGGCGTCGAGCTTTCGTCCGTCCCGGATAGCCTTTTGAACCTGCCTGTCGAAGCGTTTGTCGCGCCGGGTCAGCGTCAGATAGTGCTTCATCCGCGCGACGTCCTCGGACAGAAGATCGTCTCGCGCCGTATTGACGAAAGATGCTTGCTGAGCGGTCAGGCCGATGATGCCGCCGGTGCGGCGTCCCGATGGCTTCTCGACACGCCCCGAAACATCGAGCGCGGTTCTGAGCGGATTTTTGCCTTCGGACATTGCCGACGACAGGGTCGCGCGGATGCCGTTTCGCTGATCCTCAGCGATGTTCGTGATGAGGGTGGCGCTATGGCTGGAAAGCCAAGCCTCGGCGCGCGGGTTGCGCAGGTCGGCGCGCAAAACGATCCGACCGCCGAAGACGTCACGCGCCGGAAGCGATCCAACGCCGAAATGAGCCCCGGCCTCGAAAGCTTCGGCGATGGCTCTCTCGATCGGCCTGAACGCCGCGCGATCAATGTGCAGCGCACCGAGCGCGCCTTCGACATCCCCGCGCTCAAGAAACGACGCGATCCGCCCAATTTCGGCGTTCGACGTGATTTCTTCGATCGCTTCAAGGAAGGCATCCCGCAACCGGGGCTCCACCTTCCATATGAGATCGAGGAGCGTTTGCTTGTTGCGTGTCATGCCCGGCCGATCAGTTCCCAGACGGCTTTCGCCGGGTCCGTCCTGATCGGTTCGCAGACGTTGTAGGTCTCGCCCCGGATCATCACCTTGTCGCCCGGCTTCGGCTCGGTTGCCAGCGATGTCGCGAGTATCAGCACCTTGACGTCGCCGAGACGGATCAGCGTTCCGTCGATTTCTCGCGTGCTGAACTGATCGATCATGCCCTTACATGCGTAATCGGTCGCGGTCCCCGCGCCAGGCTTGTGCGCCGCGCCGCTGCCCGTCGATATGCGCGCGACGGTGCAGGCATAGGAGATCTTGTCGAACGCCTTGCCGATCGTTGCGGCGATGGATCCTTCAAGCGGAGAAACCATCACACCACCAGAACCGCGGGCAGCGGCCGCGACGAGACGAGAAGCGGAGCGAGCATCCCTTCGATGGCAGAGGACATCGGGACGGCACCGGCGATGGCCGTTCCCGACCCGTCTGCATATTCGAGTTCGACCGATCCGGCTTTCATTCGCTTCAGCCGCTCGTTCTCCGTTGCAACAACGGACAGGCTTCCCGGGCTCTGAGCTTCGAGCCAAGCCGCGTGATAGCTGGAGATGACGACGGCACCGGGGATGCCGTCAGGGCCAATGGGATTGCCGTAGGCCGTGGCGCCGGTGCGCGGCCATGCGCGAGGCTGATCGATGCCGCCGGTGGGAGTTCCGCTGAACCGCGCGCCGTAGGTCGCGTCGATGTACTGACTTCCGCGCAAGCGCAAGATCGCAGGTGCGGGAGCGCTGCCTGGAAGCGTATAGCCATTTTCCGAAAGCCACGCCGTGAAGGCGCCATCGTCACCATATCCGGCCATGCATCACCCGAAGAAATAGAACGGCGCCACGAAAGGCAGCCACAGAACAGCGGCGACGATCCAGACGCGGATATCGAAAACAGCCATCGGGGGCTCTTTCATTTCGGTGGGATCAATGCGAAAAAATGCGACTTCAGCGGGGTATGCCCCCAGCAAGCCATTCCGCTGAAGGAAGCCGTCACGCTAAATGCACACAGCGTGACGGCTTTTCCTTTTCAGGCCGCGGCCTTTTTGTCGGCGACGAACGTTTCCTTCGCCTCGGTGTCGAGCGCGTTGAACGCCTCGGCTTCTTCCTTGGTGAGCTTGTCGAGAACTTCGATGGGCTCGCCGCGGAACACCGTGTAAGAGCCGCCGCCAGCGTGCTTGGCAACGAGCGGCGCGTCGACCGTGCTGGCACCGGCCGCCACCGAAGCTTCAAGATCGACGATCCTGGCAGTAGCGGTCGAGAGCTCTTCGTCTTTTGCGCGAAGCTGATCGATGAGCGGAGCGGTTTCCTTTTCGACCAGCTTCTTGACGTCAGCATCTTCAACCGAGACGCGGATCGTCTCTGAAACCTGCGTAGGCTTCGCGTCCGGAACGGGATCGCCGTCGAGCTCAAACCAGCCCGTTGCCTTGGCGACGTTGAATTCGGAAACAGTGATGTCCGCTTCGACGGTCTGGCGTGCCTCGATGAGGATCGGGCCATTGATCGTCGTGATGCCGCGCGGACCCGGCATGATGTTCGTGATTTTCATCGGAGGTTCCTTGTTCGCTGGATGGAGAGAGCGGCCGGTTTCCCGGCCGCCCAGACCTCAGATGCCGTCGAGGTAGCGAACCGACTTCGGGCGACGGATGTCGACGCCGCCGAGACGGAAGATGCCGGGAACCTCGAAGAGGATCGGCCCGACCTGCCACGCAGGAAGGAAGCGGAACGGCATCGGGACGTGCATCTTCAGCACTTCGGGCGAGCGGCGATACGCGACCATACGTTTGGTCGAGGACGCGCCGGCCGTGTCGAGGTAGCCAAAGACGCCGCGGATGGTCAGGGCGTTGCCCGTGGTCCGCGTGTAGATGTTGTTCCGTTCGATCCATTCGAGAATGGTCGTCTGGTTCACCGCGTCGATGCGGCGGGTCGAGAGGTCGAGGAGCACGCTGTAGGAAAGCAGCAGCGTGTCCGCGATCTCCGTGCCGAGCGTGCCGGTGAAGACGCCGGTTAGGACCCCGTTGACGTCGCGGAGAACCTGATCGGGCGTCTTGCTGGCAAAAGTCGTCGCCGAGCCGGTGCCGTCGGCCGGAGCCGTCGTCGCCGTCACGTTCGGGTTGTTCACCAGGCCGACCATGCCCTTCGTCGCATCGCCAACCAGAGCCACCCTATCGATGAACTCTTCGGAGATGCGGCGCGCCGCCGTCGCCTTGTCGGCCGACAGGTTCATGCTGAGCATCATGGCCTTGCCCAGCTCTTCGAGATCGTAGCGATAGCCAATCGCGGCCATCGACACGGTGCTCTCGAACTTCTCGCGCAGCAGTTCGGCGTTCGGGACATCCTGCGCCTTGCCGCTGAACCACTGAGCGGCGCCGACGGCGTCGCCCGAGAAGTAGGTGACGGAATTGATCCAATCCGGTGCCGAGGTGTCGACCGGGATCAGGGACGGATACTGAATGTCCTGATACCGGAGCTGATAGACCGTCGGCTCGATGAGCGTTGCCTGCTGGATCAGGAACCCAAGCGCCCGCTGAGGAGCGTCATGCACGTGCATATTCATTGAGGATCGCTCCTGGGGTTAAGCGAGGCGGAGCTTGGCCAGACCAGCAGCGCCCGTGCTGCTGTCCCAAGACGCGTTCGCGATAAGGGTGTTCGACGTCGAGACGTTGGTCAGGACGCCGGTGGCGGGCACGAAGTAGACCGGATCACCCTTGGCGACGGCCACGGAGGCCTGCACCCAGATGATGCCCTTCTTCATGATCGCAGCCGTCGAGTACTGTGCGTACGTGTCGGCGGGCTGCGTCGGGTCGAGCACGGCGATGCCTTCGAAATTCTTCGTGGCCTCCGCATCCGTGACCGAGTTGTCGGTGTCGCCGAGAACGGCGACCTTGCCGAAGCCGAGGCCTTCCGCGTCTTCCACGGTGCGGGAGACGATGACGCTGGGCTCGGAGTTGGCGACCATGCCTTCGAGAGCCGCGGCATGGGTTGCGGCGTAAGTGGTCTGGACCGGAGGCATCAGGCAGCTCCCTTGGTTTCGCCCTTCCAGGCGTCGGTGAGATTGGAGACCATGCCGGCATAGGCCTTGTCAGGCTCGCCCCGGCTGTCGTTGGTTTGGATGCCGTTCTGCACCACGGTGCGGAACGGATCGTTGGAGCCGCCGCCCTTCTTCGCGTCCTCGGCGAGGATCTCGAAGCGGGCGTCGATGTAGGCATCGGCCTTGCCCTCGAGCGCGGCATCGCCGAGCACGGCGCGAACCGTCGCCTTGCGAATGTCGGCATCGGAAAGGCCTTCGGTCTTCACGTCCTTGGCGATGGTCTTCGCCGTGGCGATCAGATCGGCGCGACCCGCGACGCGCTTGTCGAGGTCGGCATCCGACAGAACCTTGCCCTTCAGGCCGTCGATCTCGGCGTCCTTCTTGGCGAGGTCCGCGTCCTTAGCAGCGAGCGCAGCAGCACTCGCTGCCATCTCGGCGGTATGCTTCGCGGCAGCATCAGCGATGCGCGCCTGAAGCGTGGCAATTACGGTGGCGCCCTGATCGGTCACTTCAATCGGGATGCCATCGACGGTAACCGTCTTGAGCGTCATTGGTTTTTCCTTTTCGGGAAGATGGTCAGTGATGACCGGGGCGATGCCCCATTCCTTCGCACCGTCGCCGATACAAAGCTGAGATCCGCCCCGCGCGCGTTCGACAAGCGCGACATGGTTCATGCGGAAATTCGTCATGACGGCGTCGTATGCATCGCCCGCAGGCGACACGCCGTCCTTGATGGTCAGATCGGCGTCGTAGCCCATCGAGAGTTCTGACACGCCGGTCTCGACGGCGGCGATCGCAAAGACATCGCGCAGCATCATGGGGACGCGGACGAATTCGCCGTCGCGCACGACCTCATCGCCGACCTCGCCCATCGCGAGATCCTTCCAGTTTTCAGCGTTCACCGGCTGGGCCGGGTGTCGTAGCGTGATCGGCGCACCGGCGTAAGAGGCGAGCGCATCGCGCTTGAACACCTCTTCCTCCGGCCGGTAGACGCGGATGACTTCCTTGTCGGCAATGCCGAGCTCGGTGCCCCGATAGGCCTGCACGTTGCCGCCGCGGGCAACGCGCGCCGAGGTGACGGCATATCCTTCCTTAGTTCGGCGAAGCTTTCCGTCCAACGCCATGCGGTCAGTGAATTGCATTGCTGAACCTGCTATCGAGATCGGAAAGGGAGGACTGGGATGCTTGATTTTCTTCCGCTTTCAATCGCGGACATCTCCAACGAAGTAGTTGGCGGCCTGATAGTGGTGACCATCGGCGGCATACTGTCGTGGCTTTTCCGCCATCGGATCAGGCGTCAGGTTGTTCGAACATTCGCCGGGGGGAAGGGAGGCTCAGCATCTGTTCGGGGTACACGCAGCGGCGCTGTCGGTGGATCAGGTGGACGGGGCGGCGTGGGTCCAGGAGGAGACGGTGGCCACGCTGAGGTTGAAGGAGACTTCAGCTTCGCCCGCGGCGGAGACGGTGGAAACGCCGGAGAACACAACGGGCGCGGAGGTCGGCGCACTCTCAGCCAAGGCGAAAGATTGAATATGCCGACAGATACTTGGCACATTGGCTACGGAGGCGCCGGGGCCAATCACCCCGAATTTGATCGCCGACTGGGTTTACTCGCCATGTTTCGCAGTGAGTATTTACTCGCCTTCCCGCAGGAGATACCCGTCATTGAAGCTGGCGTGGACATCGTCCCTATCCGCTGGATCAACAAACGCCTTGAAGAAACGGGAGAACAATGGCGGGTTGAAGAGATCAGTACGGAGGGTGGCTACCGGTTACCGCAACTGCCCAAAACATAAGGGCATTACTCCTCGTAGATCCTATCTCTCCAGTCTTCTTTGACCTCGGCAAAGATCTCCGGCCCGAGATCAATCTTGCCGCGGTACGGCTCAACCTTCGCGAGATCGAGGCCAGCAGGTGCGGCATAGCTGATGGTGATGTGCGGCTGATACTCGGGGTGATCCCAAGACGCGCCAGCCTCGCGGATGGCCATGTGACGCCAAGCAAGTTCCGACGACGAGAACAGCAGCACGTTCGCGCGGCCGAACTTCTCCATCATGCGCGGGCCGCCGGGGTTGACCGTGAGCGTCCCCTTCCCGTCCCCGAAGGCCCAGCTTTCGCCGACCTTCATCCAGTCGATGGCCGTGCGGCTGAAGGCGATGGTGACGTGCATGTCGTCGGCGGGCAGCGTCGTTTCGAAGCCCTGCTCTTTTGCCCATGCGATGATGTCGACGGCGTTTAGGACGTCGCGACGCACATACAGCGTGCGGGGCTGGGCGTCATTCGCGGCTCGCCTGCGATCCGCTGCGGGCTCATTGGCATTGGCTGCCGGTGTCGTCGCGGGCTCGACGTCGTCTTCATCCGGCCCGTTCTCGGCGAGCGTGCCATACTTCTTGATCGCGGCTTCGAGACCAGGCAACGATCCGTCCTCGACGAAGGCATTGACCAGCGAATCCGACAGCGCTTCGACCGGCATCAGCGGGAACTGTCCGTTCGATCCGGCGATGGCGCGCGCCGCGTCGGCCTTGATCTTGAAGATGTCGGCTTTCTCCTTGTCGGAGAGACCCCAGAGCGCCGCCCAGGCGTAGTGAATGTCCGGATCGCGCTCGCCGAGCGCGCTGCGGATCAGCACCTCATCAAGCCGATGCAGTGCCGGCTGCATCTCGGTCCGCTGGCGCGCGGCGATGTTGTCGTAATAGTTTTGCAGGTCCGACTTGCCGGTCGCATTCAGTCCGGACGGGCTTTCACCGAGAAGCCGCGTGACCGGGATGTCGGCCGCGCCCGATGCGATCTGCAGGAACTGCCGCATCAGTTCGGGAAGCTGCGCGAAATTGATCTGCTTCTGCTCCCACTTCTCGCCCGCCGCCGTATCGCCGTTCGCCCCGTTGCCCTCGAGGAGCATCATGTTGAACATCGACTTCATCGTGCTGGCGTAAGCAAAACGATCGGTCAGAAGCTTTTCGTTGCCCTTGTCCTTCAGGAAGTCGGAGAGCCCCGGGATGTAGATCACATCCGTCTTGGCTTCCGGGATCAGCCCGGCGACATGACCTTGCGCGGAAGCCGCGTTCCGAACAGCGTCGTAGATGACCTGCAGGACGCTGTCGCCCCAGCCGTCTGCCGCCGCGACTGTTTCATCGAGGATCGGCGCGCCGATGAAGCGGATCATCCGCGAGGGATGAACCTGTGCCGTCGATCCGTTGCTGCCGCGCACGTCGTAATGTTTGGGCTGGCCGTAATAGATGGACGTGACGTCGCGCTCGATTTCGCCGGGCGTGACATCGTAGCGGTTGAGGACGTGCAGATATTGCAGGTCGCCCTTCTCGACGCGCTCGATGTCGAGTTCTTCCTGCGGCCGTCCATCCTTCATGCCGAGGAAGATCGCAGCGCCGCCGTAAAGACGCGCCCGCTGGAGCGCGGAATTTACCTTGATCTGGACATTGATCAGGGTCGAGGCTTCGAACTCCTCGATCTCCTCGATCTGCTTCGGCTTGGCCTGCCAGTCGCGCCATTCGCGCGTCATGTCGTTCGGAATGATGTCGACGATCTTGCGCGAGAGCCAATCCGAGCGATGCATCGCGCTCAGGGTGGTTTGATCAAGCAATTGCAGATCGAAGCCGAGGCTTGCGGATTTGTCCTTGGCCGTACCGAGGCCGCCGACGAAGCTCTTCAGGGAGTCGAACAACATCATCCGATTACGCCGCCTCCCAGCATTCCGTATTTGAAGGTCTTGTCGAGGAGCGCATTGAACGCGCGCGACGTGCTGTCGGCGTCGTCGTCATGCGCGCCCTCGGGAAAGCCTTCGAGTTCGTTGAACCAGTCTTCGTTCCACGGTCCTTTGACCACGAAGACGTTGCCCGCCTCGGCCTGCGCCGAGAACGGCGAGAACCGGGTGATCTTGTCGCCGCTCTCCGGCGATGACCGGACGTTGAAGCCGACCAGCAGCTTCGTCAGGGATTGGACCTGAGACTTGCCAGCCTGGCCGGGATCCTGCGGAAGGCTGATCGCGACGCGGCGCCCATCCGCATCCGCGGTGTTCTTGATCAGACGCTCGACACCGTTCGGAGATAGCCTGTCCCGACAATGATGCGCAACGAAGAACCGGCCGTCCGGCGTCGCGCCGATCTTGGTCCCTGTCGTCCAGTCTGGATCGTTGCTCTCGGTCTTCGGCGTCGCCGCCAAGTCCCAGCCGCGCATCCATCGGATATCGGATGGCGCCGCATCGACAACCGTGCACCAGCCCCGTTGAAATAGCAGTCCTGCGGCCGCCCTGATCTTCCAGTTGCCGCCGAGCAGACGTTCGCGCTCGACCGTCGGCAGCGCCATCAGATTGGCCATGTAACCGGGGTCCGCCGCCATCAGGGCGCGGTTGTCGGTCAGCTTGGCCGGAATGAACGTGACCGACTTGGGCGGGATCGGCGCCATGACGCCGTCTTCGTTCAGCACCTTGTATTCTGCGAGTTCAAGCGGGCTGTTTGCCCAGATGATCTTGTCGCCGACGCGCACGAACCAGCGAAGGACACCGGCACGCTCGGGAATCGAATATCCGCTCTGGGGATCGATCCACCATGAAATGAACTCGGCAACCCAGCTATCCGCATCGGGATTGCAGGTCGCTCGGATGTAGGGACGGACGCCGCACATCGATCGATTGCGGCTGACCATGTACCAGAACTGCTTCGCGCTGAAATGCGTCAGCTCATCGAAGCAGAGCAGCGGGATCTGGGAGCCCTGATATCCGAGCACGGTCTTGTCGTGCTCAAGATGGGCGAAGGTGACAGAGGCTCCCGAAGGGAAGCGATGGTTCAGGACGTGTTCACGAGGCTCCCCGCCGAGAAGCGGGTAAACCTTCATACTCTCGTCCCAGAGACCGCCTTCGTTGCGGATCTGGACCGTCGTCCTGCGGAAGAACACCGCGCCGAACTGCCCGTTGGCAGCGTGGCGCATCGGCTCCATCAGAAGCGCCCATGTCTTGCCGCCACCTGCCGCGCCGCCATAGATCGCGATATCGGCCGGGCTGGCGAGAAACTGAAGCTGAGGCCCGGGCTGCGGCCGGATCCTGATCGGAGCGACCTGCCCCGCGTTATCCGCGCCCATTATCGGGCAACTCGAAAATCGTCACGGCGGCTGGCGGCGCCGGAAGATCCTTGCCGTCCTTACCCGTCAATTCGCGACGGTTCGTGAAGGCGTTGCCGCATTCCTTCGCAGCCTGTTCAATGAGCTGCGCGACCAAGGCCATGTTGCCCTGCCCTTCCGCTTTCTCTGCCATCCGTTGCAGGGTGCGCAATCGAACGGCGCGATGGCTGACAGCGATGCCCGACGTGTCTTCTAGAAACGATTTCCGCGTCTCTTCGAACAGCGTCTTCCAACGCTCGGCGAGGTTTCGGCCCGCGTGCTTGTTCGGGTCGTAGCACTCAATCGCTTGGACCGAGACTTCGACGCCGTGAAGCTTCTTGAGGTTGTCCTTGATCGTGGCCAGCGTGTCGAAGCACGCCAGACACTGGACGACGTAGGCTTGCTGATGCGGGTTCAGCTTGCCTTTCTTGGCGGCCACGGTTCAAGATTCCTTCAAGGAGAGAGCAATGACAGAAATGCCGACGGGTTCAGAGCGCGAGGATCATATGGCGACCCAATTCGCCGCTCTTGGCCGCTTCATCCAAGAGTTCGAGAACGCAGTCGACGCATTTCGTATTGGAACTCGGTTCATGGCCGACGAGGGAAAGCCATCGATATTGGCGATGGTCTTGGAGCACTCCGCGCTTACCGCTGGCCCGCTCTTCGAGATATGGCGCGCTGTCCTCGCAGTCCGATGCAAGCAGGGCGATAAGCCCTATGACGCCGATGCGGAATTAAAGGGCCGGGATGTGGCGAAAGAGTTTGGCGACCTCATCAAACGCCGCAATGAGATTGTGCACGGCACATGGTTCATCGGCTGGGGCGGAGAGAAAACTGACTGGTCAAAGATCCATGCTGAGAAAGGAAAGCTGACCAGCGAGGGCTTCCGGCGCGCGGAGATGCCGTCCAGTGCCAACGAGTTGAATGCTCTCTCGGATCGTGCCGCGTCCCTTGCCAAGTCTGTATTGGCTATATCGATCGGCAAAGACGTTCAGCGTGCCTACAAGAGCATCAACGGGGTTTGGAGCACGGTCGATGCGAAAACCTAAGCCGCGCGCAGCCGGCACGTCCCACAGGCCTGCGATATCCGAAACCCGGAAATTTCGGGCGCGCGTTTCGCGGCGTCTACGAAGGCCTGCACATGGGCTGGCTCGGCACCGTAGCGGCTGACGACGCCGACGAACTCTTCGACGTCATGGGCGCGCAGGGTGAATACAGGCATCCCCGTCCTGCGACTGAACTTAGGGGCGCCGAACTGATCGTGAGCCTGTCCGGCGTGATAAAGCTCATGCTCGACCAGCGCGCAGAATTCCGTATCGGAACATGTCGCACAGTACGGCGCGTAGAACGTCAGGATGAAGTCCGGGACGTGGACGAACCATTCGTTTAACTGCATCTCGGCGCGACCGCGCTGCCATTTCGATCCCATCGGAAGACCCTGCTCGCAGGTGCCGATGACAGACTTGCCGCCCTTCCCGTTCGGAACATTGGTCCAAAGCGCGCCGATCGACGCGCTGTTCAGATGAAGATGGTCTTCGTTGTGGAGCGCGGCGTCTTCGTCGATGAAGGTGGAGCGCATCCAGTCCACGAGCGCACGATCGGCGAGGAACATCGTATCGGCAAGTGGCTCGAAAAGTTCGGCCGGCGGCATGGGGCGCTTTACGAGCATGCGCAGCCTTTGGCAGACTGAAACGAGATCATGATCCACTATCCCAAACGACTACAGGTCTTGGCGGCGAGCCTTTCGGCGCTGGCGGGCTATGTCGACGCACTCGGCTTCTTGAAGCTCGGTGGCTTCTTCGTTTCCTTCATGAGCGGAAATTCGACCAGGATGTCGGTCGGCATCGTGGAGAAGACTTCCGACGCAGCGATCGCTGGATCTCTGATCGCGCTGTTCGTGGTCGGCGTCATGACCGGATCGCTCGTGGGGCACAAGGCGGGACAGCGTCGCCGTCCCGCAGTCCTCGCGGCGGTCGCTTTGTTGCTGACGGTCGCTGCGGTGTCGGAGCACTTGGCCCTTGGTACTCTGGCCGTCGCAGCCCTCGCGCTTGCGATGGGAGCAGAGAACGCGGTGTTTGATCGCGATGGCGAGGTCAGCATTGGGCTGACCTATATGACCGGAACCCTCGTGAAGTTTGGCCAGCGCCTCGCGCATTCCGTTCTTGGAGGAGACCGATGGGCTTGGTTGCCCTACCTCGTCCTCTGGGCAGGCCTGGCACTGGGCGCGTCGGCGGGGGCGTTCGTCTACAGCACTCTGGGCTTCGAGATCGGGATTTCGATTGCAGCGGTCATCGCCATCGTGTTCGCCGTTTCAGCAATCTGGCTGTGAAGGTTGTCGGAAGGCACGGTTACGGTTCGTCGTCTTCCGGTGACAGCACTTCGATAATCTGGGCCACCTTGCCGAGAGGAAACTCGCGCGTTTCTTCGACGAGAGATTCTTCGGCGTCGACCCAAGCTCGCGCCTCGGCCAGTTCTTCAAGCGTTGCGTCGGTCGCAGCGATTTGCGCGATGAGCGTATCGTCCGAGGGCCCGAGAACGGACACTATCTCTTGCCTCGTCAGAGCCATTGTTAGTTCCTCCACCCGGGGAAATCCCCAACCGGAAAAATAGCTCCCACGACTGGCAGATGGCTAGGCGGAATTGCTGCGCGCCTCGCGGCATGATCCGGACTCGGCATCGGATCTTGGTCTCTTGAAACGCCAAAACCGCAGAATTAAATTGCCTGTCGCTCGGCGCTTCGCCCCGCCCAGGAGCTTGGAAAGGAGAGATGTGGGCGATGTTTCGGAGGACATAATGAACGCGATAACTGCTTCAACGAACGCTCTCACAGCCGAAATTGACCGTCTGCTCAATCCGGCCAATTTTTATGCCCATCCCAAGGACGTCTTGCGCGACGAAGATCTCTCACTCGTAGAGAAACGCGCCATTTTATCGTCATGGGCTTCGGACTATTGCGCTGTGGATTCCCGCCCCGAGCTAAGAGAGTATCCAGGCTCCGGACAGCCGGTTTCGTTCGACGACATTATGAGTGCGCTCCAGGAACTCGATGATCAGGATCGGAGTCCGCCACGTCGACCGCTATGGGAAACACGGTGGCCGAAAATGCGCCGTTTGACGGCTTCTGAAATTCTGAGCGATCTCTGATTGCCCGAGAATTGGGGAGGCAGGGTTGCGGCCCCGGCCTCCCCAGCGTGCGCGCCTGCCGCCGCCAAGCTTGGGCGCGATCTGAAAACCTTGGCATTCTGAAAAGTTCGTGTTTTCCTCGTGACGGGAGGGGTCGATATGAGCTTGCCGCTGACCGAGGAGGAACGAGAAGAAGAGCGCTATTTCGGCGCCCTCGACATGGACGATTGCGGGAGAGAGACTCTTATCGGTCTGACGCACGAGCAGTCTCGGTGGCTGATCCAATTTCGACGCGATACCGACCCCTGTAGCCTCAGAAAGCGACCCGCGTCCGACCATGATAAGGGTGAAATGCTTGCGGAAACGCACGAGAGGGCACTTCGTGCCGTCCTATTGGCGATGATCCACCGGGGCGATAATCCACCCCACTAAGTCCAGATCTCAGGCAAAAGAACGCTATCGGCGCCTCAACGGTTTTCCCGGAGGCTGGGGCCGGTCCCTCTGCGGATAGGCGGCAGAAGCATCAACGCGGCGCGTCCGTACTCTGGATGCGCCGTGCTGCCCTGGTTCGTCAAGGGATAATTTTCAGATCCCGAATGTCGATGTGCACAACGCTGTCAGGAAAAAGATCGGGCACGACCTGGACCTTACGCGAGTTCGGCGTGCGTGATACGACGCCGGTGTATTGCGCGAGCACACCGTTCGTCATGCGAACGCGATCGTTCTTCACGACAGAGAATCTTGGACGATCGGGATCGCGCCAATCCCAATTGTACTCACCGCGTTTCTCGCGAGCTCGGATCTTCTGGATATCATTCGGGCCGATGCGCCTCGGTTCCCGCTCGGCGTTTCCGATGAAGGCGAGAACACCTGATGTGTCTCGGACAGACGGCCAATCAACGACACCGCCGGAAAACCGGATGAACAGATAGCCGGGGAACGCCGGCACATGAACCTGAATGCTACGCTTCGTGCCGCGCGAGCGAACGCTTTTCACGACCTTGCCCAACGGAGCGTACGCCTCCATCCCAACCGTCTCGAATGCGACGATGATCCGATCAAGGAAGAGCTGATCGATGACGAGGCAATACCACGCTTCCGGCTGGGTAACTGCCGCGCGATCCGCGAGAACCTGATCGAGGGTGCGCGATGATTTCGGTTCGGCAAGCGGCTGGAGATGGCCTGCAGATCGTTTCACCGCGTCGGGCTTGTTGGTAAAATAATCGGCAAGGTTCTTCACGCGGTTTTCTCCAGAGGCAGAGCCTCAATCCATTCACTGGGGAAGTCGTAGCCTTCGGCGCCCTGCGCGAAATGTAGCGGCGGGCCCGACTGTTTTCGGTGTTCGCGGCGCCAGCGGTCACGCAGCGGCCCATACCGGGCATCGCGCTCCGAAACGAACGACCTTGGCGGCGCGATGGCGGTAGGCGCACTACTCGGCTTCAGCGGAGGCGCACCCGCCCAATCCGGTTCGATCGTTTGCCAGCCCTTTTCGATGATCAGATCGGCCGCGCGGTTCGGCTCCACGAAGCGCGCCAGCTTGTCGGCGAGCAGCTGCGCAGCGTGATCGCCGAGAGGAGCGCGTTTTCGCTTGCGATGATCAACGAGTGCGGCAGCGCGGTTCGGATCGATAACGCTCTCGAGTATGGACCTCGGCGTCGGTTTCGCTTCACGTGAAACCTCGACGGACTTCGGCGCGGGCGCGCCAGCGCGATCAACATCGTCAGATGTTGATATATTCCCTTCCCTTCTACCTTCGTCGTCTGTCACAGAGCCTGTCGCTGTGTCTGTAACAGACGCCTCACTGCGCTGTGACCGTACAGCGGCAGCTGCTTCACGGGCCGCTGCGGTGCGTTTTTGATTGCCGCGCAGCTTCTGTGCTGCCTCTGCGACAAGCTCCTCAACGACGGGATGGAAGACGCGGCCATCCCGCTCTTCCCAACTCTGCATCAGTTCGGCGCGTATCGAAGGCCAATGATCCGGATCACACATGGCCGCGTCTGCGAGCACGTCGTCGTCATTTTCGATCGATCCGGCAGGTAGCTCATGCCATGCGCGCATCCAGAGGTTCATCAGATAGAACGCAAGTTCGGGATTGCGCTTGCAGCGCAGCCACGACTTCGATTTCCGCAGCCGCTCGATATGCAGCGGCATGTATGGCAAATGGCGGACGTCCAGATCCTCGGTCACGCGGCCTGCCCCTCGAATTTTCTCGTTTCATTGCCCCAGGCATTCCAACCGGCGCGCCGCTGTCGCGCGAACAGCTCTGCACGAGCGCAATCCGGCACGACGGAGTCGACGAGAGCGAAGAACTCTTCCGGCTTCCGCGAATGCTCGCGGGCTATACCGTCAAAAACGGATGGAAACGGCTTGTGACGCGGGTTTCCGATTGTTCCGACCAGAACCGGCTCGTGCATCGTCCGAACTCGGTAGCCTGTCCCTAGACGCGGTTTTCCGTTGGCCGTGACCTTCCGCCAGATGAATGCGGACTTGTAGGTGAAGCCCCAGGCCGCCATGACCTCGTGCGCCTGCGGCCGCATGCACTCCGTCGCCCACATGAGCAGGAGGCAGTCGCCACGGGCGAGATCGCCGACGCGCAGCGTCTTGATGGCATCGAGGTTCATGCAGTCGTAGTGCGCCTGCGCCGACTTCGCCGAGCCCGATGCCTCGTCGTAAAGCTCAAACCGCCACGGCGGGTCGGCGACGATCAGATCGTACCCGAACATCTGCAGATCGCCGAACTGCCAGGCCGGAGACTTGCTATTGCCCATTGTGGTGGACAGGGAGATCATGCGGCCCTCTCGACTAGACCACGACCAGCGGGCATTCTTCGCGCATGACCGACAAAGAACGCCAAGACCTCGTCACCCGGATCGGCGCCATGCACTTCGTGGCGGAGGCCCTTATTGTTGCCCTTCAAGACGCTGCTGGGGACGCCGCAGACGCCACGCTTCGCTCCATCAGGGACGATCTGGTGCAGCGCTTCAAGCAGGCAGAAGTTCCTGCGGAGCGAGACCTCGATCACGCAAACCTTACCCGGCCCGCCATCGAAGTGATCGAGGCGCTCTTTGATGGGCGAATTCGCAGCTAGCATCACTCGTCCCTCGCCGCCAGACGTATGCGGATCTCGTTTCGTGTGGCGTCGATGAGCTTGATGGCGGTAGCGGTCGAGCAACCTATCACCTCGCCTATGCGCTTTTCGGAAACGCCTGCGCCAAACAGGATCAGCGCGACACGCAGTTTCCCGTCGAGATCGGTGTCCTGACAGACCCCCACCTTTGCCGCATACGCGGCATCGAACAGGTTCTGGCAGTAGACGTTGAACGGGAGTCCGCACTTCTGAGCGAACTCACGAAGCTTCTTTTCCTGACGTCCGTTGATCGACAAGCTCAGCGCGCGCGGCTGCAGAACGTCTCTCTTCATCGCGCGCCCTCCAAAGTGCGCGAGCGACTTCCACCTCGTGCACGCTGAATTTCTTCGCGATCTGCACCGTGTCGAGCTGTCCAAACCGGAACATCATCAGCATCAGAAAATCCCTCGGCATCGCCGTCGGCGCTTGCTCCGAAGGATCTTGCAGCAGCGCTGATTTCATCGCGCGTCGGCTGCCTGGACGGGTCGACCAATATCCCCAGCCGCAGCAAGGAGCCGCCGCAAGCGATCAGGATCGATGAGATCAAATTCCGAATGTGCCGCATTCGTTGTTTCCGCGCGGCGCTCGATGGCCTCATGCACGAGAAGGAGCGCCGCAAGCTCTTCCCTTGCTTTCTGACGGCGGCGCGTACGCATGACATCGCGCCGATACATGAAATGGAGAAAGGTCGACGCGGCCCATGAACCGGCTGCGCCCTCCCATGCCGCCCTCACCCGGCGAAGCCCGCCCTCTTCGTGAAGCAGACCGAGTTCGTCGGCCGCCCGCGCAAGAATGGTTTTTGTCTTTTCACCCGGCGCGCATTCGCCCGCGGCTTCCCGCACGGCCAGCTTTGCCTCTTTCGCGACGACACCTGACGTCGTGACGAGCCGCGCAAAATCTTGGGTGACTGGCCCAAGATCGAGGATGAACCGACCAACATCCTGCGCAGCGCAGCGCGCATCGTTCACTTCATGAGCAAACGAACGGACATCGGCTGGCAGCACATCGGCGAGATCGCCGGAATCATCGGTCTTCAGGTGGCGGCGGCTGTCGGTCATCGGAAAACGCCTCAGAAAACAGAAGGCCGGGAGCGCGACGCAAAACCGAGCGCTCCCGGCAATTGCCCGGCCACGGGTCTCGACTGCAGCCGGGAGAAAACGAAATGAACTGGCGTATGGACGAAGCCGCTGATTACCTGAGCGGCGTTCTTGGCGAGCCGCACGAAACGGCTGTCGCGATTCTCGAGGAGCTTGGGTACGGCAATGACGTGCCCGGCGAGATCATCGCCCGAGCGGTCGAGGTCGCCGCGTTCTGGGCCCTGCTCGAACTCAATGCCGGTAGCGTGAGCGAGCACTGAGCAATGGAGCGCAAGGCCGTAGCAGTGGATAGAGGCCGCGATCACGCTGCGCGCTCCGACTTTGCGGCCTTAGCTTCCGCGATGATCTGCACAATCAGTGCTCGGCCTGGACCACGGTCCGGGATTTGCTCGTTCTCCCACCGCCATATAGTGGCGACGTTGACGCCCCACTTTTCGGCCAGTTGCGACTGGGTGAGATCCAAAGCCCTGCGAGCCGTGGCGAGATCGTTTGGCGTAACCATTCCGCAACTATGCGTAACGCATAATACATAGTCAATGCCTAACGCATAGTTTTTTGTGGCACTCGGTATGCATGGCGATGAACGAACCGCACGAACGCCTTAAGTGGGCACGAGAGAAGGCTGGCTATGCAAAAGCCTCCGACGCCGCCCGCGCTTTGGGCATTGAGGAGCCGACCTATTTCGGACACGAAAACGGCTCTCGCGGGCTCTCCCGATCGGGGCGCCGGTATGCTGAGTTCTTCCGGGTATCGTTTGACTGGCTTATGACAGGCCGCGGGGCCCCGCCCGCTGGAGCTGATGTTTTCACGCCTGCCGACAGAGCGGTTTCGACGAACAGTTCGCCCAGTGCGAGGGAGCCAACTAGTGCCCGCATCGCCCCGGAGGCTGATTCCCTCGTCGTTGGCGAACGTGACATACCCATCATGGGAACGACCGTCGGCGGCAGCGAAGGCGAATTTTATCTAAATGGCGAGACTGTTGATTACGCCCGCCGCCTGCCCGGCATCGCAAAGCGAAAAAACGTCTTCGGCGTTTATATCGAGAGCACCAGCATGTCGCCTAGGTTCGAGCCCGGCGAACTCGTCTACGCGTCTCCCTCCCCGCCTCCGAAACCTGGCGATGACGTTCTGATCGAACTAGCGCCAATCAGCGGCGAGCGCGCGGGCCCTTCTTATATCAAGCGCCTCGTTCGACGTTCTGGAAACCGCGTGATCTGCCAGCAGTTTAACCCGGCGGTTGAAGTCGAATACGACGCCCGCCACGTAAAGGCGATCTATCGGATTATTCCGCTGGCTGAATTGGCCGGCTTCTAACCTGCGGCGGCCGCCGCAAGCTCTGACGCGTCTTCTGGCACCTCGCCGTAGACGCCAAGGACTTCCGCGTCATCGAAGTCACCCACAGCCGGATCTCCGCTTCGGCTGAATGCGATCGCGCCACCCTTTGCAGCCAGTCGCCGCGCCATAGCTCTTGCAGCATCAGGTCCGCCGTGAACCTCCCGCGCCTGGGCCACAACAAGACCTCGGTCGGTAATTTCAAACGGCTGAACGACGAAATACGTAACTGCCCCCACGACCATTTCTCCCCAAACGCTATTAGGAAAGGATGACTCGGAGCGCCAGAACAAATCAAGAACAAGCTTTGTCGCATCGAATCGAAATTTCGCTGTCCGATGAAAAAACTATGCGTTATGCATTGACGAGACACTACGCGTAACGCATAGTCGGTTCCAACAACGGAGCCGCCAATGTCTCTCCCAGTAGTAAACACCCCCTCCTCCCAGCCCGAGCTGACCGAAGCCGAAGCATGGTGGATCGCGCATCACGAGCGTGAAATCGCGGAATATCGCGAACGTCTTCCGTTCGCCGTCACCGATCAGATCGAACAGATGATCCGCTCGCATCAGAGCAAGATCGCGGGGATCCTTCGTGCTGCTCAGGCCCGCTGCGAGGCCGGCGCTTCCCTGACGGAGGCAGCTTGATGTCTGAGCGCGACGCCATCTTCGACCTTCACGTCCGCACGTACGACCGGAACGACCTCGCGAGGTATTTCGCATCTCAGTCGGGAATGTCGGTCAATCACGAAGCCTACATGATCCGCAAGATCGTGCAGGCCGGTGGGCACGCGGGCCTGATCGACTTGCTGCGCGACATGCACAGCGATGACCCGGGCGACCGCTTCATCCGCGCCGCGCTCTTCGCCGAGGAACGTGCCCTTCGGATCAGCGCCGCGATGCTTGCTTCCTTTCCGGCCGAAATTGCCGAGCTCGAAGCGACTGCCGACCCCGAAGTCCTCAAGAACGCGAGGGCGGCATGAGCGTTCAAGTCACATGCTGCCGCTGCGGCACAATGATCGTTCTTCCGGACGAACACTACCGGTCTGCGAAAGCCAGCGCGCAGATCAGCTTCTACTGCACCTACGGGCACCAGCAGCATTTCGCACAGGGCGAAACCGAAGCCGAGAAGCTCCGCCGTGAACGCGACCGGCTTAAGCAGCAGGCTGCATTCAAGGACGAAATGATCGCCAATGCCAATCGGCGCGCTCTGAATGCGGAGCGCACGGCATCGGCCCGCAAAGGCCAGATAACCCCGCTCAAGAACCGAGCCGCAGCGGGCGTTTGCCCCTGCTGCAATCGAACCTTTGAAAACATCCGCCGTCACATGGCCTCGAAGCATCCCGCTTTTCAGGTGGAGGCTGCGGAATGAACGCCGCCGTCGTCATTGCGCGGACCGTCGCCGAGTTCGCCACCCTCACCCTCTTCATTGCCGCCGTCCTGCTCTGGGCAGGAATAATGGAGTTCCCCGTATGAATGATGATGCCGTATTTCGTCTGCACAGGCAGACCGAAGCCGCACGCTCGCTCTTGAAGGACGTAGGGCTGATTAACGCCCCCGCGCCCGGCGATGGCGAGGAAGCGAACGAAGCTCAGATCAGCGCTGACCGCGTGCTGATCCACGACACCGTTGAAGGTGAAACCGGGCTTCTCGAAGCCATCGACACGGCCTACGCCTCGATCCTGGATGACGAGATCCAGATCGCCGGCATCGAAAAGCTCATCGCTGATTTCGACGCGCGCAAAAGGGCCGCGAAGAACCGCCGCGATCTGAAACGAACCGCCATTCACCGGGCGATGGAAATAACCGGGCTGGACGCTGGAAAGCTTGTCCGCCCGGCTGTGACCATCTTCGTTTCGAAGAAGGCGCCCAAGCTCGTCGTTACGGATGAAAGCGTGATTCCGACGCGGTTCTTCATTGAGCCGCCGAAGCCCGCTCCGGTCCTCGACACCAAGGCTCTTGAAGCCGAGGTCAAGGCACGCGCTGACAAATTGGCCGAGGCGTTCGCCATCGAAGACGCAGAGCAGCGCGAGAAAGCGCTGGCCGCCGTCAAAGACGCCCTGCCCGCCATCCCTGGAGCCGAACTCGATAACGGCTCCGCCTCGATCAATTTCCGGAGGAAGTAATGAACGTGGTTGCCATGAACGCGGCCGCGCCGCTCCGCGCCTTCTCGGACCGCCAGATCGCGCTGATCCAGAACACCGTTGCCAAGGACTGCAACCGGGACGAATTCAATCTGTTTGTCGAGGTCGCTCGCGCCAAGGGGCTCGATCCCTTCCTCGGTCAGATCATTCCGATGGTGTTCAACAAGGACCATCGCGATCAGACCAAACGCAAGCTTACGATCATCATCAGCCGCGATGGTCAGCGCGTCATTGCGCAACGCTGCGGCGATTATCGGCCCGCCAGCAAGCCGCCGACCTACGAGATCGATCCGGCGCTCGTCGGCTCGGCCAATCCGCACGGGATGATCTCCGCGACCGTCTATCTCTGGAAGCAGGATCCTCGCACTTCGGAATGGTATGAAGTCGCAGGTCAGGCATTCTGGGACGAGTTCGCGCCGTTCAAGTATGCCGCCAACCAGTACGATCGGGTCGACACCGGCGACAAATGGCCGGACGGCAATCCGAAGGTCGACAAGGTTCTGAAAGCGAACGCCGTCGCGTCGCTCGACACGTCCGGAAATTGGGCGCGCATGCCGCGTCTCATGATCGCCAAGTGCGCCGAAATGCAGGCGCTCCGCGCGGGCTGGCCCGCTCACTTCGACGGTCTTTACGACGAAGCGGAGATGGACCGCGCCAAAGTCATCGACGCCGACGCCGCAGAAGTTGCCGAGCAGTTCGCCACCGATCAGCGACTTGCTCACGTCAACGCCAAGGGAACAATCCCGATCGTCCTCGACCGCGTCGAAGGCAAGATCGAGTTCATCCCCGAAGGTCAGTTTGCGGACAAGGTATCGGAATGGCTGCGCGACGCCGTCAGCGCCGACGACGTCTCCGCGTTCGTCGATCGCAATCAGAACGCCTTCAAGATGTTCTGGGCTTTCAACAAGGCCGATGCGCTCAGCCTCCGCAAGGCCATTGACGCCCGCTCGGCCGAGCTCGGTCAGCAGATCGTCGAGGGCTGAGCATGGCGCGGCGTCGCGAATTCAGCCGGAAGGTGCGCGGAGAAATCATTCTCCGCGCCACCAACGAACGCGGGATCCTCGTCTGCGAAGGTTGCGGGCTCGTTATTGGCCGCAAGCCGTTCGAGGTTGACCATACGGTCCCGGAAGAGCTCGTCACCGACAAGAGCAAGCCGCTGACGGCCGACGACGGAAAGCTTCTCGGCACGGATTGCTGCCACAAACCCAAGACGAAGAACGATATCCGGACGATCCGAAAATCGGATCGCGTCAGAGACCGCGACCGGGGAGCCTTCAAGCCGACTAAGCGACCGCTGCCCTTCGGGAAGAAGTCGCCGTTCAAACGGAAGATCACCGGCGAGGTCGTTCCACGATGACCGGAGCCCCACTCCCCCTCTCCCTTCGCTATGAGGGCGAAGGCATGTTCTCGCCCGCTTCCGGCCATTGGGCGCGCCAGGCGGACAAGGATTTCGTCATCGGCGAGGTCTACCGCATGGCGCCGCACGAAGAACGCAGCGCCGCGAGCCACCGTCATTACTTCGCGCAGGTCGCCGACGCGTGGAGCAACCTCCCCGATGAGCTCTTTACCGAGTATCCGACCGCCGAGCACTTCCGGAAGAAGATGCTCATCAAGTGCGGCTACGCTGACGAGCGATCGATCGTTTGCTCCAGCAAGGCCGAGGCGCGCCGCGTCGCGGCATTTCTGATGCCGATGGATCATTACGCGGTTGTCATCGTCCGCGAGGCCGTTGTCCGCGTCTACACCGCTCAGAGCCAAGCCGAGCGCGCCATGGGCAAGGCCGAATTCCAGAAATCCAAAACCGCCGTGCTCGAAGCGATCGATGATCTGCTCGGCCTTCCGCACGGCACCTCCGAACGCAAATCCGGGATGGCGGCATAGCCGCAGAAAGGATCGAACCATGACCGAATCCCCAGGAATGAAACTCCCTGCCGATCTGGACACCATCGGCGCGATCTTCGCCGCAACGAACCGTCAGAAGGCCGACGCTCAGTTGAAAGCGCGGAACGCCGTGTTCGACATCATGAACGATCTCGCCGATGAAGAGGCGGCACTTGATGCGGCCAACGAGAGGGCTTTATCGGCCGCGCTCCGACGCTTGGCGGTGACCGAGGAGCTTCTGAGGCAGGAACGCGCCGCGCGCGCAGAGCTGCAACAGACCGTCGAGCGTTTCGCGGAATTCTCCCGCGCGTCGCTGACAGGGCTCGAGGATGCCACCGACCGGACCGCGGGGCGAGTACATGAGATCGCCGATCATGAGCGTCATTACCGAGACCTTTATGAGCAGCCCGCGCAGACGAAGATCCCGGCCGACGATGAGCCGAACGAACCGCCGCAGGCTCCTCCGCTGGTCGACAACGACCCGCAGTCGGAACCGGCGGAAACCGCCCGCCCCGTCGAGCTCGCCGCAAAGATGCGCCTCGACTTCGACATTCCGAAGTTTCTCCGGCAGGGCCCCGACAGTCTCAAGCTGGCGATGCCCTCGCGCCCACCGCAAACAGCAACCGCCCTCGGCCGCGTGATGCGGCTGACACATGATGTCTTTACCGGTGCGGCAGCGAACCGGATCGGACAGAGGGTTGCGTGATGCTGCCCGGGCAGATGTCCTTTCCCGGCATTCCCGGCCCGCCGGTACTGGAACCGCCTGCACCGATGATGCCAGCGCGCGAGCTCGTGTCCTTGCTCGCGACGCTGCCGCCCTATCGGCCTTCGAGCCCCGAAGAAATTCGCGCTCGTATCGAGCAGCGGCGCAATGAGCGCATGAAATGACAGCCGCCGCACGCAGCCAGAACCCGGACCGGGACGCCGAGATCCTGAAGCGTCACTACGCGGGCGATGTCCCGAGCCTGATCGCGTTCGAGATGGGATTGACCGACAACGTTGTGGCAGGCGTCATCTTCCGGAACACCAAGCGCAACAAGCCGCTCCGCAAGGCGAAGGAACGGCCCCGCACGCATCTGCAGGCGCAGATCGATCGGATCATTGAAGGTCAGAGGCAGTCTGCTGAACGGATCGCCGGAGCTCTTGAGGAAACGACCGTCGACAACGCGGCGTTCAAGCGCGAGATCAAAAGACTCCTCGCCGATCAGAACCGCGCCATCCACGCGCTCTCGTGCTTCCTCGTCGATCTGGCTAAGGACTTTCACGACGCCATCGGCCAGGCCGGGGAGCAGCCCCCGGCCGCAGAAGCGCCCCGTGCAAATTCAACGCCGACGGAACGCCCGAAGTACAAGCCCCGGACGTTCCGCGTCGTGCGCGTTCTCCATGCGCTGCGCGGAGACGAAGACGGCCAGCACCTCACCGCGCGCCTCATGGGCGATCCGACGCCCGGCCGCAGCGCGGCTGATAAGCTCGGCGAGAAGGCCTGA